GCTGAAGGCTTCATTCCACCAGCTGAAGCCGCCAGGAAAATTGATTTTCAGCTTTGCATTCGAGATGCTGCGTTATCTGAACGCATCGCCGCCGCCATCAGAGCAAGGGGACAGACATGAGCGTCCCGATGAGGGAAACACATGAGCATTGAGAAAGAACTTGTTGAGCGCTACGGCCAAGACGTGCTGACGGTCCAGCGCCGCTACGTTCCGCCCCGCATCGCTAAGGACGGCAATCAACTCGTCGTCATTCCGAACCGGCGCGAGAAGCTGGTCGAAGAACTCAAGTGCGCGGGTTCCAAGGCTCATGTGAGCCGGCACCGTGTCACGCGGGAAGTCACGGCGAATTACGTCTACACCAACGCGCTGCCGGCCTTTGCGAAGCACGCTCGCGGCGTTCTGGCCGAGATCCCGACCAGGACCATCAAACCTCTCTATGGCCATCGCCCGCCTCGGGAGATCAAGCGTCGCCCGTTCGAGATCGGCGACAGGGTGAAGACGCACGTGGGATGGGTGGGAACCGTGGTGCAGGACCGTGGTCGAGTGTTCCGCGTGCGTGAAGACCAGAGCGAAAGGCTGTTGACAGTTCACGAGTCGAGCATGATCCGCATCGGGTACCAGACTCGCGTTGAGATCACGCCATGACAAGAGATGAACTTCAGAAGGTCCGCGATTGGGCCAATGGGAAAATCGCCACGGGAGCAGAGCCCCCGTGGTCTTGGTTTCAGCTTATGAAGCTGCGCGAGGATCTGGACCAGATCTTAGCCGGAATGTCGGTGGTCAAAACGGAGAGTTCACCGCAATCGGAAGCGCACTCGGGAACCGGTCCCCGACTAGCGGTATCCAATGTTCGGCAAGGTAGCGCTCCACACCATCCACAAGTCGTGGAGACACAACTGCCCACGTGACGTGAATGGGAGGTCGAGATATGACAAATGCAAAACGCTTTGTGCTGGGTGACCAGGAAATAGTGCGCGAGCCTCACCACTATAAGGCTTGCGGGCTTGATGATGTCGATTTGCTCAATGGCTTCACAGTTGAGGAAACAGACTATGGGCGCGGTGTCTCCGTACACAACATAGAAGATTTGCATCGTGCCATCGGAATGCGCGTCATCTCCGACAAGAAGCCTCTAAGCGCGCGTGAATTTAGGTTCCTGCGGAAACAGATGGGGTTTACTCAGGATCAGCTTGCCAAGAGGCTGCGAGTCGACGCTCAAACGGTAGCGCGCTACGAAAAGAATCAAACTGATATCCCTGGTGCCACTGATGCGGTTCTGCGCTTCCTTTATGCGGTCTACCTGACACTACCCCGCATCGATCCGGGTTGACGTTGTGGCCGAATTGCGGCATACGTAGTTATGGATGAGCCGCAGTCGATGCGTAGCGGCCCCAGGCTCAGGTTGTACCGTTGAGCCACCCAATCCAAAATTGCGCCCGAAGCACTAAGCCAGCCACACAACGGCTGGCGTCGTGGCCTATGCCATCATGTCCCGCTGATGTTGCCCGTTCCATCCGTTCACGCATGCGTTCCCTGCGCTCAAAGCGAAAGGTAATCCCATGCACATCGACACCATGGCCAAGCGAGCCAAGCAAGTCGGGTTCATCGCTACCGCCATCACATCGGCCGTCACCGCTCGGTTCGGCTGGCTGCAGGGCGAGGATGCCGTTACCTCGATCGTCTATGCGGTCGGCCTCGGCCTCGCGTCCTTCATGGTCGGATATGGATTGGTCTTCGCCTGGGAATCCCGCAAGCGCAACATGCCCTACGGCGTCACCATCGCATCCGTTGCCATCTTCGCGATTGCAGTAGTCGTGGAGGTACTGTCTCACGTCGGCGCCAACGCGTCGGCCCGTACCCACGACATGACCAAGGCCAGCGAGCAGACCAACACCTACGCAGACACCCGCGGCCAACTCGAGCAAGCCCGCGCCGATCTCGCCGCCATCAAGCCAGGCCGTGCACCCGCACAGATCAGCGCCGACATGGCCAACATCGAAACCCGCCCCTGGTTCGCCGGTACTGCCAACTGCTCCAACCCCGGCGGCTATGCCAACTCGTGCCGGCGCTACAACGCTTTGAAGGGTGAACTCGCGACCGCTCAGAACCGCAACATGCTTTCGCAGAAGGTCGAGAAGCTCGCCGGCACCAGCGCCACATCATCTGCCGGCCACAGCGTTGCCCTTGCCCAAACCAAGGCGATTGCATCCTATGCCACGTGGAGCACCAACCCCGGCGCAGAAGATCAGGCCAAGACCAACATGGCCATCACGCTCATTCTCGCGCTGTACTTCGTGAGCCTTGGCCTCATCAATCTGGTGGCCCAGGCTTTCGACCCGGAAGACGGCACGCGCACCGCCGCTCAGCCTTCCGCCGAGATCATCCATCCGACGTTCGCACAGCCCAAGCCTGCACCCACACAGCAGAAGATAGACGGCACCACTCCCATTGCCGAGATTATCCGCCAGAAGCTAGCCGCAGCATCGTAACCCTGAAAGGACACTCCCATGGCCATGAAACCCAAGCCCAAGCCCGCACCGTCGAAGCCCAAGGGCAGCAAGTGCTGATGGCAGACACAGAGACCAAAGCGAAGCCGGCCAGACATCAACCAAGCTTCGCAACTACCCTGCAAGCCACTCTCGACGACTACGTCACCCTCCCCCCTCAAGAGAAGCACAGGGTAGACCTCGCCATCACTCAGCACCTTGATCTAACCCCGAAGGATTGGGTTATGGCCATGAATGCACTCACAACAGCGTTGAAGCGGTAACATGAGCGCAGACGGTAACGACACACAGCGACATCCAGGTGGGAGGCCGACAGATTATCGGCCAGAGTTCTGTTCGCTTGTGGTGGAGTACGGAAAGAACGGAAAATCAAGGACATGGATCGCAACTGAACTGGATGTTCATCGCGACACTCTTTACGCGTGGGAGAAGCAGTACCCAGAGTTTTCCGACGCCTTGGCACGTGCGAAGCAATGGGAGCAGCGCTACTACGAAGACGCCGGCCAGGGTGGGATGTACTCGAAAGACTTCAACGCTTCGATCTGGTCCCGCTCAATGGCGGCTCGCTTCCCCGAAGACTGGCGCGAGCGTACCGAGAATGACACCACACTCAAGGCCGGTGGAGATCTGGCCGCATTGCTTGCTCGCGTAGCAACCGGAAACGTCTTCCCCAAAGATGACAACGGCTGACGCTCTCGCCGAACTGCTCGGCAACCGCTGGTGGCGGCTCTGCAATCTCTACCGGATCAAGGACGAGCAAGGGCGTGAAGTCCGCTTTGTCCCTAATGAAGCTCAACGGCAGCTATGGGACGACCTGCACCCGCTCAACGTGATCCCCAAGGCTCGGCAGCTCGGTTTCTCGACGTTCATAGCGATCTTCATTCTCGACACGTGCCTGTTCAGGCCGAACACCGCGGCCGGCATCGTGGACATCACGATCGACGACGCCAAGGGCAAGCTCGAAAAGATCAAGTTCGCCTATGACGGCCTACCGCCTGAGATCCGCGACCAGATCAAGCTGAAGAAAGAGAACGCGCATCAACTCGAGTGGACGAACGGTAGCAACGTATCGGTTGGGACAAGCCATCGCGGCGGAACACTGCAGATCCTTCACGTGTCGGAGTTCGGCAAGATCAGCGCGCAATACCCCGACAAGGCGCGAGAGATCAGAACCGGCGCATTCGGTACGGTCCACATGGGCCAGATGATATTCGTCGAGAGTACGGCCGAGGGTGTCGGCGGCGACTTTCACGCCATCGTTCAGGAGGCGGATTCACAGCAGAAGATCGGCCGCAAGATCAGCCGCCAAGAGTTCATGCTGCATTTCTTCCCGTGGCACAAGAAGGCCGAATACACCGACGACGCGGACGTGACGATACCGCAGGAGCTGGCCGAGTATTTCGCAGACCTCGAAACGAAGCACGGCATCACGCTCACGCAGGGGCAGAAAACCTGGTACGCGCTCAAGCGCAAGCTGATCGGTCCCGACGACATGGGGCGCGAGTTCCCGAGCTTCCTCGACGAAGCATTCGCCGCCAGCGTTCAGGGCGCCTACTTCAAGACGCAAATGAGCAAGGCACGCGAGACCCGCCGCATAGGGTCGGTTCCGCTCGATCCATCCCGGCCGGTCAACACGTTCTGGGACATCGGCAAGGACGACAACACGTCAATCTGGTTCCACCAGTCTCACGGCCAGATGCATCACATGATTGACTACTACGAGAACAGCGGCGAGGGCGTCGAGTTTTACGCCCGCATTCTTCGCGAGAAGGCTGCGGCGCGTGGTTGGAAGTACGGCAAGCACTATGGCCCGCACGATCTCGATAACTCGCATTGGGTGCTGCCGGGGGCTAAGGCCGTCGTCGATGTGGCCCGTGATCTCGGCATCGATTTCATCGTCGTTCCCCGCATCGACAACAAGAACAACGCCATCGAAGCCGCTCGAAACTTCCTCGCCATGGTCTGGATTGATGAGCAGCACTGCACCCGTGGGATTCAATGCTTGGACAACTACCGCAAGAAATGGGACGAGCGCCGCGCGACCTACCGCAGCGAGCCCGAGCATGATTGGTCATCGCATGGGGCCGACGCATTCATGACCGGCGCATGTGGCTTCACGCCTGATTACATTCCGGAGCAGAAGGACCGCTACAGCCGCCGTCGAGCTGGGGGCAGCGCATGGGCGGCATGAGCGACGACGACGACGAACTCGAAACCGAGGGCGCCGAGGAAGGCCAGGACCACGAAGACGAGGAACTGCTGGCCAAGCTGCAATCATGGGAAAAGCAGGCCCGTCAGCACTGGTCGACATGGCGCACTGAATCGCGCCGCGCCTATGACTTCGTCGCCGGCAATCAGTGGAGCCAGGACGACAAGGCTGCATTGCTCGATCAGATGCGCCAGCCGATCGTGTTCAACCGCACCGGGCCGATGGTCGATGCGGTGTTGGGCGCCGAGATCCTCAACCGGCAGGAAGTGCGTTTCGTTCCCCGCGAGATCGGAGACGTGCAGGTCAACGAGGTGATCAGCGCGGCCAACGATTGGGCCAGGGATTTGTGCGATGCCGAGGACGAGGAAAGCGATGCGTTCTCGGACGTGATCGTGTGCGGGATGGGTTGGACCGAAACCCGCATGGACTACGAGATCGACCCGGAAGGCACGATCCGCATCGATCGCATCGACCCGTTCGAGATGTGGAGCGACCCGAGCGCACGAAAGCGCAACCTCGCCGATCGGCAGTTCTGTTACCGCGGGCGCTATCGCAACCGCTCCGACCTGCCGAAGGAATGGAAGACCAAGATCCTGTCGAGCGGCGCCGATGGTGCCGAGGCCGACGCGATGATGAGCCGAGGCCAGACGGGCGCCGGCGACGACTACGAGAACGGCGATCCTGAAGTCTCGGGCGAGGACCAGAACAAGGGCAAGGTCTGGATCAAGCATTTCCAGTGGTGGGAGCTGGAAGAGGCGTTCAAGATCTCCGACGAGCAGTCGGGCCAGTCGGCCACGATGGAGCCGGAGGAATATAAGCAGATCGTTGCGCAGTTCATTCAGGTGGGCATGCAGCCGCCGCCCGCGGTCAAGCTGAAGGTGCGCAAGTACTATCAGGCGTTCGTGTCGGGTGACGTGCTGCTCGAGCCGAAAAGCCCGATCCCGTGCAATCAGTTCACGTTCAACTGCATCACCGGCAAGCGCGACCGCAATCAGGGCACGTGGTACGGCATCGTGCGGGCGATGATGGACCCGCAGATGTGGGCCAACAAGTGGCTCAGCCAAATCCTTCACATCCTCAACACGTCGTCGAAGGGCGGCGTGCTCCACGAGGAAGGCGCTTTCGTCAACGAGCGCAAGGCGCTGGAAGATTGGGGCAAGCCGGACAGCTTCATCGGCGTCAAGCGCGGCCAGCTCGCCGGCATTCAGGAGCGCGAAGCCAAGGCATACCCGCAAGGGCTCGACCGCTTGCTCGAGTTCGCCGTTGGCTCGATGCCCCAGGTCACGGGCATCAACCTCGAATTGCTCGGCCTCGTGCAGAAGGAACAGGCCGGCGTTCTGGAAGCTCAGCGCAAACAGGCCGGTTACGCCATTCTCGCCGTGTTCTTCGACAGCCTTCGCCGGTATCGCAAGATGCAAGGCCGGATCATGCTGCACTTTATCCAGGAGTACATTTCGGATGGCCGGTTGATCCGCATCGCAGGCGCGGAATCGGGCGCTGAGCAGTACGTTCCGCTCGTGAAACAGGGCGACACCGCATCCTATGACGTGATCGTTGACGAAGCCCCGATGAGCGCGAACCAGAAGGAAGCCGTCTGGGGGATGATGACCCAGATGTTGCCGATTCTAACCAAGCAGCCGGTGCCCATGCAGGTCTGGCAGGAGTTCCTGCGCTACTCGCCGTTGCCGTCGAGCGTATCGGCCAAGATCGGCAAGGCGTTGGCGGAAGCGGGCCAGCCCGACCCGGCACAAGAGCAGATCCAGCAGGCCGGCCAGCAGCTCGCGCTGCGCAAGGAAGCCGCGACAGCAGCCAAGGACGAAACGCAGGCGGTATTGAACCAGGCCCGCGCCGTGCAAGCGACGAAGCAAGCCTATCAGCAGACCCTTGAACCGCAACAGCCACCGGGGAACCGACAGTGAGTGACAGCCAAGGAACGATAACGGCAGACGTAGCAGAAGCGGCCGACCCCGCAGAGCAGGCCAAGTGGGATCTGCTCGAAAAGGACGTGAGCGGCGACGAACCGGAAGAAGAAGCGCCGGAAGTCGAGGCGAAGGAAGGGCCGGAAGCCGTCGAGAAGGTCGAGAAGACCGAGGCCGAGAAAGCGAAAGAGCCGATTCCATACGAGGAATTGGACAAGCGCCACAAGCAGATCCAGGGCGCGCTGAGCGAAGAGCGCAACCTGCGCCGGCAAGCGGCCGAACGTGCGCAGCAGATGGAAATCGTGCTTCGCCAAGTCGTTGCACAGCGCCAGCAAGCCGCACAGCAGGAAGCCGCGCCCAAGGTTCCGACGATCGAGGAAGACCCGATCGGCTATTTTCAGCACGAACTGGCATCGGCCAAGGCTGAAATCCAACGCCTCACGCAGGGATCACAGCAGACCGTCGAGCAATTCCAGCGCGCTCAGCACGAGCAGCGCTTCTGGGGCGAGGTACAGCGCTCCGAGCAGGAAATGCGCTCGGCCAATCCCGACTACGACCCGGCCGTCACGTTCCTCGAGGAATCCCGCGTCCGCGAACTCGAGCTGATGATCCCGGACACGGCGCAAGCCTACGCCGAACAGTCTGGATACGAGTCGCCGGCCGCCATGCGCGCTGCAGTGCTCAACAACGACCGGATCACGATCGCGCGGCAAGCCCTGCAGATGCAGATGTCACCGGCCGAACTCTACTACAAGATCGCTCATCAGCGCGGCTACAAGGCAGCGGCTCCCGCCGTGCCTCAGATCTCGCGCAAGGCGACCGCTCAGGCCACGCCGATTACGGCAACCAAGGCCGGCATGGCGGCGTCCAAATCGCTTTCCGGTGGTGTCGGCGGCACGTCGAACGTGATGACGGCCGACGACCTCGCCCAGCTCTACCTTGACGACCCCGACAAGGCCGACAAGGAATTCAAGCGCATGAAGAATGCAGGACTTCTCGGCTGATCGGGGCCGTCCAACCCGATACCCATGTTGCCGACCGCGTTTTGAGACTTTCGGCCCCATCGAGCCGTCCAATCGATGCTGCCAGCCTGCCGGCGTCAAGAGCAGAGCACCGCGCACTAACCCCAACAAGCCACACAGAAAGGATGCCACGAGATGGCAGTAACTAACTATGGCGTGAACGCCAACGAGGCGGTCAAGCTGTGGTCGCGCAAGCTCGCTCACGAAGCCTTGAAGGCGACCTACATCCAGAAGTTCATGGGCGAGGATGACAGCTCCGTCATCCAGATCCGCAACGACACGAAGAAAGGTCCAGGCGACCGGGTTCGCGTCACGCTCCGCATGCAGCTCACCGGCGACGGTATCCAGGGCGACAACACCTTGGAAGGCAACGAAGAGGCGCTGACGACCTACACCGACGACTTTGTCATCAATCAGCTTCGCCACGCTGTTCGCAGCGCCGGCAAGATGAGCCAACAGCGCGTGCCGTTCTCGGTACGCGAAGAGGCGATGAGCGGTCTTCGCGACTGGTGGGCCGATCGGTGGGACACTTGGTTCTTCAACCAGATCTGCGGCTACACTGTGCAGAGCGACACCCGCTACACCGGCAACAACACCGTGACGGCACCGTCTGCCGGCCGGAAGATCTTCGCCACCGGCTCCGCTGACGAAACCGTCAACGCCGACAACACGAAGATCATGACGTTGACGTTGATCGACAAGGCGGTGGAAGCGGCCAAAATCGCAACCCCGCTCATCCGTCCGATCAACATCAACGGCGGCAAGTACTACGCCATGTTCCTGCATCCGTACCAGGTCACTGACCTGCGCACGAGCACGAGCACGGGCCAGTGGTTGGACATCCAGAAGGCGGCGATGACGGGCGGAAAGGTCGGCGAGAACCCGATCTTCACCGGCGCCCTCGGCGTCTACAACGGCGTCGTTCTTCACGAGGCCATCCGCGTCACTCAGGGCGTGCACTCGACCACGGGCGCTGCTCAGACGAGCACACGTCGCGCGGTTCTGTGCGGCGCTCAGGCCGGCGTCTGCGGCTTCGGACAGGGGCATTCCTTCAAGGAGTACTCGTGGAACGAAGAGCTGTTCGACTACGGCAACCAGCTCGGCGTCGAGGCCGGCTGCATCGGCGGTCTCAAGAAATCCATCTACAATTCGGTGGACTTCGGGACGATCACCGTCAGCACCTATGCCGTTGCTCATACCTGATAGAGGGGATCACATCCAATGGCTACTCCTGCACATGATCTCCGCATCGGTGCGGTGCATTTTCTGCGCCTCCCGATCGCCTACACCGACAACGGTGTCGCGAAAACGATCGGCGTCATTCCGGCCGGCTCTTTGGTTCTCAAAGCGCTGTCCGGCCTGCACGTGACGACCGTGTTCAATGCCGGCACGAACAACTTCATCGATATCGGCACATCGGCCGACGACGATCTGTTCGGAACGGATCTGAGCGGCACCACGGCGACGTTTGTTCCGCTCGACGAGGCTGTGGGCACGTTCTACTGCGCTGCAGAAACGACCGTTACCGTAACGGTCGGACTGACCGGCACCGCGGCGACGACCGGCGCTGCAGTGGCGTTCATCACCTACATCCCGAACCCGGCTCTCTACGCCTGATGTCAACGTTCGGGACCATGAAAACGCGCATCGCGGATGAGATAGTCCGCGATGATCTCTCGTCTCAGATCGCGAACGCGGTGATTTCCGCAATCGCGATCTGGGCGCCGACGCGGTTTCACTTCAACGAAAAGCGCTACTTGCTGACGACGGTGGCGAGCCAGGAATACTACGCCCTGTCGTCACTCACGAACACGGACGGCAGCGCGATTT